GTCCTGTCCAAGTTGCTTCTGTTGATTGGTCGTCTACTCAGGCAGCTTTGACGCGTATCATTTCTTTATCACTCCCTGATGGTATTATCAATTTTTCTGAATTTTTTCAGAAAATTGCTGGTTTCATGGCTTTTAGGGCCACTACCGTAGTTAGGTTACAAGGAAATCCTACACGTTTTCAACAGGGGCGTCTGCTTATGACTTATTTTCCCCAAAGACAAGCCAATTTTTTAAAGTACAATGAGGCTATGGCTTCCCTTACTATTGCAAGTCAATTGCCTAATGTACAGTTTGATCCTGCTAAGGATTCTGATATCGTTTTGCGTATACCTTTTGTTAGTGATCAACTTTATTATAACATAGTTTCCGGTTTTTCTTCCGTTTGGGGTCAAATTGATGTTATTGTTTATTCACCTCTTCTAGCTTCTACAGGCCATCTTGATTGTAATTTGACCATGTATGTCTCTTTCGAAGATGTTGAATTTGAATACCCTGCAGCTCTTTCCCTGGCTCAACCACAAGCTGGTGGTGTTGTTTCTAAAGTTAATCGTAGGAGTCGTATTAATGTTTCAGAATCTGAGAGAGACTCGGTTGAAAAGCCAATTTCCTCGTGGTTTAATTCTACTAAGGATTTATTGAATTTTGCTGGTAAGATTCCTGTTATTAGTTCTGTTACTCAGCCTGCCGCTTGGTTCGCTGGTGTACTTGCTAATACTGCAGAGTCTTTTGGGTTTTCGAAACCTACTGCTTATCCTCATCCAATGAATGTACATAATAAGATTATGCCTTATGGCATAAATTGTGATGGTCAAGATAATTCTTTTAATTATGGTTTGTCTCAAGCCAATGAAGTCTCCCATCTAGATGGCTTTGCTGGTACTAGGTCTGATGATATGGCATTGTGTAATATTTTGTCCATATCATGCTTCTTTTCTAGTATTACTTGGCTCACTAGTGCTCTTACTGGGTCACTTCTTTTTGGTACTCGGTTAGGACCTTCTAGTTTTGATGCTGTTTCTTCAGTTACTGTGAATACTGTTTCCCGTGTTGTTCGTGTTTGCCCTCCCATGGGTTACATTGCTAAGCATTTTTCTATGTATCGAGGCAGTATTGCTTTTAAGTTTAAGTTTGTAAAGACCGAGTTCCACAGTGGTCGTCTTATGTTTTGTTTTAATCCACGAGCCGACTATAATGGTACTTTTTCTTATTCAAACGCTGCTTTTGTACATCGAGAGATAGTTGATATCCGAGATGTTTCAGAGTACACTTTTGTCTGTAAGTATGCTTCTACCGAACCATTTCGTAGGATTTATAATTCTGGAGTTACTGCTACTGATTCGGATAGTTCTTATGGTAGTATTTATGTCTTTGTTGTTAATCCCCTTGAGGCTCCTGATAATATTACCAGTTCTATAAATATTATTGTTGAACCTTTTTGTTGTTCTGATTTTGAATTTGCAGGTGCTGTACCTGTTACTTATCAACCTTATTTGAATGCTGCAAATGCTACTGCTATTACCCCACAAGTTAATTTGCCTAATGCTACTCCCCAGGCAGGTGATATGGATGCTTTTGAGCAAGAAGGCCAGATTGATACTCAAAAGCAAGAAAATGCCCCTATTGGTGGCTCACAGGTAGTTCCTGATGGCCTAGTTTCGGCTTTGTATTGTGCTGGTGAACGTATTGTATCATTGAGACAAGTTCTGAAAAGGGCTTCCCAGTGGATTTATTATAATACTTCACTTACACTTACGACTACTAATTATTTCATTGACCCTTTTCGCTTTAGTGCTATGCAAATTGCGCCCGCTGTTCCAATGGCTAATGGAACTTATTATACTTGCGACTTGGTTGATTATTATGCTATTTGTTACACGTTTTTCCGTGGTTCTATGAGGTTGAAACACGTTACTGTTGATGATGCTATACGCAATCTCAGAACGTCTATTATTCCTACTTTTCCCACTGACTCTGTATTAAATTCTATAACTTCCAATGTTGTTAATGATAATGGTCAAGCGGGTATGCCTATTTCCATTACTAATGCGAATTATTCTACTAATGAAATACAGATTCCCTATATGTCGCCGTCTTATGCATCGCCTACTAATGTAGCGAGGTCGAATGCTTCTGCTAATAGGCCGGCTAATTCGAAGCCGTGTTTTCAGACCATACTTAGGTATCTTAATGAGACTACTACTCACAATACTATTGCTATTACTACTTTAAGAGGTATTGGTGAGGATTTTTCTTTTGGTTTTTGGACTGGTACAGTTCCAGTTATTCAAGTGCAGGCTTCAGTGCCTATTGCACAAACAACTACAACCCGTTTCTAGTGACGGTTAATATGCTAGAATCACATCTATAACTGTGATGGTTTTCACTGTTGACATGAACCTTTTAAGGGGGGATTGGCATTTTTTGTTATAGGCTTTACACTCTTGGTCCAGTGTATTGCAGTTTGTTCCAGGACCCGTTGTTTGTTAATGAATGTCGACTGATTTCTCGGTTTGCTTTCGTCTTATTGCTACACTCCTCCGAGGTTTCTGGAATGTGGCGAGTTTTAACCAACGTTAAAAATGTAGCTTAGGATCTACACGGTTTTGTAAAATTACCGTTTATTACTTTACGTACTATTGAGTGCGTAAAGCAATTTTTCC